AGACGCGGGGCTGAGTTCGACCGGGGAGACGCCGACGGAGGCCACGATCTTGGCGGCTTCCTTGGAGGCGCTGACCTTGCTGGCTTCGTGCTCGGCGACGAGGGCCTTGAAGGACTCGGACTCCTTGACGGCCACTTCGAGGGCGGCGGTCAGTTCGGCGAGCTTGGCGTCCTTGGACGCGGCTTCGACCTTGAGGCTTTCGAGTTCGGCAGAGACGCCGACCGTCATCTTCTCGACAGTGGTGCGGAGGTCGTCGCGTTCGGCGGTAAGGCCAGAGACAGCGGCGGTGGCGGCGAGGAGTTGCTCTTCGATGGTCATCTTAGATTTGCGGTTAATGGAATTAGAACGAACGCAGGGCGTCGTTGAAAGAGTCGGCCAAGCCCGTGACCAAGCCCTGGGCGGCGGCCTGCTTGCCGGAGAAGACCTGGCCTTCCATGGCCTCGGCCTTCACCATCTTGCGCTTCATGTTCACGGCTTCCTTGAACTCGGCGTGGATCGTGTCGACGCCCTCTTGGAGGTTGCCGAGTTGGCCTTCGTCGAGGCTCGTGCCTTCGATGCCGGCGCCCTTGAACTTGCCGGACTTGATGACGACCATCTTAATACCAGCCATCTTGGCGGCTTCGGAGTAGTCAGGAATAGCCATGTAGACGCCGATGGAGCCGACGGTGGAGGACGGACTGGCGACGACGCGGTCGGCAGCGGAGCCAATCCAATAGGCGGCGGAGGCCATCTCGGAGTCGGTGTAGGCGAGGGTAGGCTTGCCGAAGGAGCGGACCTTGTTGGCGAGTTCCTCGACGCCGGTTACCGTGCCACCAGGGGAAGAGATTTGCAGGGCGACCTTCTCGACCTCGGGGTTTGCGGCGAACGCATCGAGGGCCTCAGAGACTTCGTTCACATCCACGGCGCCCATCATCTTCTCGAGCGGGGACAGCCCCTTGCCGATCACGCCGACGACCGGGATGATGCCGATGCCGTCGACGACGTAGGGCTTAGGGGCCACGCCGAAGAGCTGCGCGAGCATATCGGTGAAGCCGAACTTCTCGGCGAGGACAGCGTGGTCCTTGGCCTTGGTCGGGTCGATGAGGAGGGGCTCGCGGCCCGACAGTCCGTTAGTGAGGAAACGCATGGTCTTAGGAATTGGGTTGGTCTTCTGAGGAAGGCTCTTCCATCGAACTTGGTTCGTCCTCAACCTCTGGGAGGTCAAGGTTGTCGGCGGTGCCTTCCGAAATCTGGTTGTTAGCCTGGCCCTGCTGGAGCCAATTGAAGTCGGGCTTGTAAAGCATCCAGACAGGAATCTTGGCGGTCTTGGCTTTCTCGATAATGAAGGCCATGTCGGAAGCCCGTTTGTCCATCTCGGTGCGGAAGTCTAGGCCGCGCTGGGCGTAGAGTTCGGACATCGAGAGGAGGCCCATCTCGACGTCGTTGCGATCATTGGCGGCGTCTCGGCCAGCGTCGACGGTGACGGACTTAGGAGTGGTCCAAGAAACTTCGTTCCACTTAGGGTCGTCTGGGATGTCGCCAGCGGCGATGCCTTGGCCGATGATATAACCCCACGTCGGAACGCAGAAGGTTTCGATAATCGTATTCTGATATTTTCCGAAAACCCGTGAGGCTTTTGCGGTGACTAGACGAATGGACGCTCCGCCGAGTTTTGAAGGGTCGCTGACGAACTCGAAAGGCAGGACGCCCATGCTGATGTCGCGTTCCAGCGCCGCAAGGAAGCCGGTGAAGGTGGCGTTGGGGCGGTTGCTCTGGAAGGACGTCATGTCCTCCCCGGGCTCAAGGGCGATGAGTTTGCCGCCCATCATGTTGGCGAGGTTGGCGTAGGAGCCGGTTCCCGTCGCTCCGAGTTCGTTGGCCATGTCGCCGTCGAGGATGCCGCCCGCCTTCTTGATGATGCGGGTCACGTCGCCGTTGTCCTTCACGGCCTGCTTCTCAAGGGCGAGGATTTCCATCTCGTCCTGAATGCTGTTGATGCTGTGCTGAAGCAGGGGCACGCCACGGGCGCCGGAAGCATACTCCTGGTCGACCACCATCATCATCGACTGAGCGAGGATTTGGCGGGACGAGCCGTCGGAGCGGTAGATGTTCACGGCGATATACTCGCCATAGGGACCGAACTGGATGCCGTCGTGCATACCTTCGGGCACCTTGCCTTCGAGCGGGTCGCCGACGCGGTGGGCTTCCATCAGCTGAAGTTTGGCTTCACCGGCGCCGTTACGCACTTTGGCGGCGAAGGAGTCACCGTCGCGGATCATGCCGCGGAGAAGGATGGACTGAGCCTGGTAGAACGAGAAGCGGTTCGTGATGTCGATGCGCTTGGCCTTCTCGGCGAAGTAAGCCTCATAGCGTTCCTGCATCTCAGGGGTCGACGCGTGGCTCTGGGGCTTGATGCCGTCGCCCACGGTGTAGAGGCAGATGTCCGCAAGGATTTGCTTGAACAGCCCGGAGTTACGCTCCGCCCAGCGGCACTTGCGGACCATCGTCAGGCGGTCGTAGGGCGTCAGGTCGCGGCGGAGGTCACGCGGTTCGGCGCCGTAGGCCGCACGGCGGGCACGCGTCACGCCGATGCTCTGCCAATCGCCGTAGGAAGCCTGCGGCTGCGGGGCGGAGGGCGTAGCCTTGGGCGTCTTGGGACGCAGGCTGACGGTCTTAATCTTCTTGCGGATGGCCATGGAAATTAGTCCTGACGGTTCTGCCAGTCGGTCGAGATGATCGTGCGACGAGCGCCGTAGGTCGAAGGGTCGAGGCGGCTCAGGGCGAACATGGCCTCGGCGAGCATCTCCTTCGGAGGCATGGCGAACTGCTTGGACGCGGACGAGCCGGAGTCGGAATAGGACATCAGGGTCTTACCTTCGGTGATCATGGAGACCGCCTTGGCTTTGATGTCTAGGAGTTCGCACTCCGTAAGTCCGATAAAGAGTCCAGAGGCCATTTAAACTTGCCGAGAATGGAAGTTAAAAGGGGGGTGCGCCGCCCAGCCCACGCCATGAGTCTCTTCCTCCCACGACACTAAACGACGCACCCTTGCATATAGCGTGCCAAGGGTCATGACGGTTGCAAGTCGGTTTCGGCAGTTTCCCGTCCGGCGATGCCCCAGCGGACGGCGGCCAGCAGGGCTAGGATTTCAGTATCGAGGGCATGGTTGTCCTTCTTGCCCTGGGGGAGAATCCACATGGGCTTGCCGGTCCGCTTGTCCTTTACGCGGACTTCGGCTGAGAGCTGCTCGACATACTCAGGCGTGGCGTCGAGGGCGTAGGACCAGACGCGGCGAGCCCGCAAGCCGTGCAGGAGGTCCTTGCCTGCGGTCGCCGAGTGGACGATGAGGATTGCCCGCTGCGGGATGCCAGGGACGACGATGGACTGCTTCTCGGAATAAAAGCGTCGGGTCGTGTTTCCGGACTTGTCGGTGACCGCGAAGTCGTCGGAGCCTGAGCCCTTGGCCGTCTTCCAATTCCGCTTTGCCGTCTCGCGGTAGACCTCGGTGGTGTTGTCGCCTGAGTCGACGAGGACAAGCGCATGGTGGACGCCGTGCTGTTTTGCGAACGCCTCGACGTTGCCCCATGAGTCGATTCGGGCGAAGGCCATCAGGCGGCTATGCCCGGTCTTGGCCCAGCGGCGAACAGTCACCCAGAAGTGGCCACGCTGGACGTCGACCCCCATCGTGCGGAACGGGATGCTACCCGGCACGGCGTCCTTCTGCTCGACCACGCGGGCCTTCGGGGTGATCGCGGCCTCCGCGTCCCATGCCTCAGCCATCTTGTAGTTGGCGGCCTCTGCCAAGGCCACCATCTCGCCACCCTCTTCGCTCCAGGGCATAGCCAGCCGCTTCTGTTTGAAGATGCGCCGCGGTTCCTCGTCGCCGTATTGGTCGACGGACTCCTTGGCCTTAAGCATCAGGACGCCCAACTCGCCCCAGCTCATCGTCGCAAGGCTGTTCCAATGCAGACCGATGTGCCCGGAGTTCGCGGCGACCGACGTGGCGACAAAGGTGCCACGCGCGTTGGCCTCGAGACGGCTGGCGTTCGTGTCAGGCAGATGCGTCCGACAGGCCGCGCACTCGTAGGTCGTGCCCACGCTGACCTTGTGCAAGTCCCATGTGCCGGTGGCCTTGGCATCCTCGGGGAACCTGATCTGTTCCCAGACCCACGGCTGAAGGTGGTCGCACTTCGGGCACCTCATGTTCCAATCACGCTGGTCCGTCGTCTCGTGCAGCTGATGGAACTCCTGCCCAGCGCGTCCGCCCTGGGATAGGAAGATGCGTTTGCCCATCCATCCGAACGCCGTCACGCGCGCGCTCAGTTCGGCCAAGTGTCCAGGCGGTGCCATCCAGCACTCGTCGGCGATGGTGTAACGCAGGGACAGGCGCTGAAGGTTGGCCTCGTTCCAGATGCCGCGGCAGTAAAGCGTCATCTC